TTGAAACTGTGTTACAGCTTCTGCAAGAACAGGGTGCGTGGCACCTGAAGCTCCTTGGAAAGGCTCTGTTCTATTTTCATATTTAAAACCTAAAAGGTCAAGCCCCTCTGTATAAGATCTTTCCCAATCTTTTCTTGATGCTTTATAGTCTGTGTAATTTTGATATAGTTCTAATCCTATGGGATCTAAAATATCATCTGGTAATAACGCTGCTAAATTATCAAAGTGTCCTGGTGTGCCTTCAATGTTTACTTTGCTTGGATCAAAATCTAACTCTACACCACCGTCTTCTGTTGGTGTTACTTGCACTGGTTCTTTAAGTGCTTCTTCCTGTTTTTCTAATTCTACTTCTTTATCAGGTCCTTCTATTTTTACAGAGGTTCCCAACTCGGAAAGAGTTTTATCGATATCTGCCATTATTTACGCTCCTTGATAGGTCTAACATTTTTAGCTACATAAGGCAACCCGTGTGGTGTAGGCCCTGATTTTGGTGGGGGTCCAGAGTCAGCCCCAGCTAGCTTAACAATACCACCACCTGCTTTTTTATCTTTCATAAATCTAATTATATTGCTGGAGCCGGTGTTAAGACCCATTTCTGTTAATTCTTCTTTTGAATATGTTTTACCATCTTTAGCTAACAATTCTAATATCTCATCGATAGAGTCTAGACCTTGATCAATGTCATCTAAATCTCCCTCAGCGTCAGGTCTTAAAGTTGCCTCATCATAGGAATCTGGAACTTCTTTTGGTTTACCTTTATCGTCTAGTATTGTTTCAGGTGGGTCGTAATTTATTTCTTCTTTTCTAACAATACCTTCTACAGTTTCATATTCACCATCACCAATAGAATAAGTAGCACCACCTTCAGTATCTTTTCTGATAGATATTTTACCCGTAGATATATCCTCTGTTAATGTATATCCGTTGTAATCATAGACTTTTTGTCTCTCTAATGTTGAAGCTTTTTCTGTAATGTCATCACCTTTAGTTTTAATTAAATTTACAAAGTCAAAGAAGTATTTTGGTGTGCCTCCTTTAGTAACTATTGGTGCAGCTTTTTCTACAACTTTAGGCGCAACCTTAAATAAATTATCTAGTCCTAAATATTTAAGAAGACCCACAGCACCGCCAGCTCCAATAGATAAGACAATGTCTCTTCTTGTTTGGTCAACTGCTCCTTTTTTCTCTATCTCTCTATTAACTTGTTCCATGGCTTTGCCTGTGCCAACAAGATCTTCAAGTTGTTTTTTTAATTTAGGAAACTGTTTAAATAAAATAAATGGTGTTACTGGTCCTGGTATTTCTCCACCAAGCTCTAATAGACCTCCTGTTATTTTTTGTGGGTTTGTTCTATCTTTTTCTAAATCTTGAATTAATTTTTTTAAACCAAAATCTTTTTGTAATTTATCAGTAAATTCTGGCGACAAGTTTTTTATTAAATCTTGTAAAACTTGTGGTCTACCTTGTATGGCTCCTGCCACTGCATCACCAAGGGCAGGTATAGTTCTAATCATATACTCTGGTATTCTAGTTACTCCTTCTAATGTTTTAGCACCATAGTATGGAAAAGCTCTTGGATCTAAAAACTGTGTGTTAAACGACTGCACTAAAGTTCTATCGCCCTCTTTACCAAAAACCATTTCTCCAACACTTGGTGAGTTTTGTTTGATAAATTGATCTGCAACACTAGGGCTCTCAAGAGCTGCTAATGCTTGATCGATAAACGGATCAGGTGTTCCATCTGCAAAACCAACACGGCCACCGCTTGCCATCTTCATACTTTGTTGCTGTAAGTATTCTTCAAAGCTACCTTGAAAGCCATCATCAACAGCAGATTGATACTGTAAAAAAGATTGGTTAGGAAAAGAATCCATCAAAGCACCAGCCACTTGATCGTCTGTTGTAATCTCTGGTAGGTTAGCTATTTCTTCTTTTAATAATTTACCTGTTGGATCTTCTCGAATTGCTTTTTGTTTTAAAGCTACTTCTGGCGACACTTCAAAAGCAGTATATAAATCTCTTGGATCTCTAACACCTTGTTTAAAAGCAGTAGCAGCATCAGCTGTTCCTATTAGTGTTCCTAGTAAAGGAATTTGTTTTGCTGCAAATTTAAGTCCTTTTTTTGCACCAGTTTT